TTGCGTCACCAAGCTGTTCAGGAGAGTCACTACCAAAACCAAATTTCTGACCAACTTTGCTCCAGTCGGTATTCAGTGCCTGATCGAGTGCTCGACCTGCTGTGCCGTATTGTTGCGCTCGGATGTTACTACCAGCCATCAAAGCGTTGCCTTGATTGGCAGCATTACCCATTGCTAAGTTACCCACGTTAGCACCGTAGCCGCTTGCAGCAGAGCCAATGTTACCTGCGGCAGTCTGACCCACACCAGCAAGAGATGCCAATCGGTTGTAACGGGTGTTGTACTCGTCAAGAGCGCGGGAGTAGGCATTGCCAAATTCTTGCGAACCCAGATTCTGACCGTATTTCAAAGCACCTTTGACGTTTGCGCCTGAAACACCAAGACCTTTTGCGGCCATTGATTTATTGAGTGCGTTCATACCTTCGCTCATGCGGAACGCATAACCGGGGTCGTTAAACATTGTGTTTGGGTCGTACTTGAACGGCTCAAGACTTTGCATCTTGGTCAGTGCATTTGTACCTGCCTGATGCCAAGGCTGTTGTAGTTCGAGTTGTTTCTCGAACATTTGCTTTTGCAAATCAGTCGCATAACGCGATGCGCTTGCACCTAAACGTGCCGCTTCTTCAGTAGCACCTGCTTGTTTGCTGGCTGGACCTAAACCAAATACGTCTGCTACGCTGTTAACTAAATCACCCATGATTCATTCTCCAATCGAATCGTGCCGTTCTCACGGCTAATTTCTTTGAACCCGAATCCACGAGCCAGCCGCAACGATGGCGTATTTTGCTCATTGATGCGTACCACGATTTTACCGTGGGTTCGGCCCATTTTGTCCAAATAATTTCCAAACACTGTACGAATTCGCCAGCGACCCCGTTTTTCCGGCACAACAAACAGGTCAAACTCGTTTCCCTTGGAGAGAAACGCACCACCGTCGAACAATTCGATGTTGGTATGTTGTTCCAGTTTGTCGCGTAATTCATCGGGCGCTTCGTATCCTTTGTACTTGAGCAAGTGATCTTTGATCACTTGCCACACGTCATCAGGTAACTTCGCGGCCACTGACTCGGAAGTTGATTGCACTTGCGGTTCCTGCGAGTGTTGAAATAAAGTCACCTGCGCTCAACACTTGACCCACGAGTTCGGGGAAAGTGTAGACCTCTGAAGGCTGCAATGTCTTGGTTTTGGTGATCAAGTTGGTGTTTCCGGCAGAGCCAGCAGTTGTCACCAAGTTCACGCTAATCGTAGCAGCAGAGGCGCTGATATTGGTAGCTGTGAATTTGTCGATGATCGCGGTCACACCAGTAGCGGTGTACTGAGTGGTTTGCGAGTTTTCAGCGTATTTTGCTGGTACTAGGACTTTGACGGTCACTGTCATGGTTTACTCCAAAAGAAGGATGTTGTTAGGCACGTATTGTGTCATCAGCCAGTTAGAGCCATCTGACACGAGTGTCGCAGAATCACCTGTGCTTGCCAAGAGAATCGACGTACCAGCAGCGCCACCAGCCAAGGGCACAACATTCGATGATGCTGACACCAGCGTCTGTGCTTGGTAATTTTGAAAACGCAATACACGGCCAGACCATGATGATGCAGTAGGCAGCGTAGCTGTGCAAGTTGATCCAGATTTGTTGTTGATCAGCCAAACGTCCGTAGCCGCGACTGTGAAATCGGCAGTTTTGGTGACTGGTGCAGACGGCGCAAAGTAATCTGTGTTGACGACAGCAGCGGAAATAGCTGTACCGTTGCCTTTGAGCACACCAGTGATCGAAGTCGTCAGGGTAATTGCTGGCGTTGTTGTGGCAGTTGCCACAGTACCAGCAAAGCCGTTGGCTGATACGACTGAAACGCTAGTGACTGTACCTGTGCCGTAAGGTAGTGCAGGAATATCAGCAGCCACCAAAGCCCTAAATGTCGGCAAAGCCGCAGCACCCGTTGTTGGGCCAGCCAGCACGTAGTTGGCAGTTTTGACAGCATAAGGGTTTTGCGTATCACCGTAACCTGATGCCAAGCTGATGTCAGGTGCAGTACCGCCCGATGACACAACAGGTGAAGTAGCCGTCACCGCAGTAATCGTGCCTTGTGATGGGGCGGGTGCTGAGTTCAGCGCGTCAATCTGCTTTTGCAACTCGGCTACTTGAGAGATCAAAGTCGAGCATTGGTCAGCAATACCAGCAGCTTCAATCTGCTTTTGCAATTCGGTACTTAAATCAACTGGTGATGGTTGAGTACCTACTTCTTGAGCCAACGCTTGCAAAGCCAAGTCGTAACTAGCAATTAGCGAAACAGGATTTGGTCCGACATCTGGGTTACTGTCAACTGCCTGTGCAGCATTGAGCAACGACAAAAAGAACATATACCAAGCACGATCAATCAGTCCGGTGGTTGGATTAACCAGCGGCACTCGGGGAGGCGTAATCGGGGTAGGTGTTGCGTTAGGACTAGGCATTGGTTCCACTTGCGTGAAGTTCAGCACCCATGATTGCAATCTTTACGGGGTCAGTACCTGACAACTCGTAAACACGATCTCGCAGTTTCAGGGTCATACCCAGACGCCGCCAAAACACTCGACGGTAGTATTCACCGATTTTGCCAATCGAAGCCCAATGTTCGTTAGACCACGTATGACCGCCATCGTCTGACCAACGCAGCATGACTTGAGGGTCGCTGCCTTGACCTGTGTTTAAGCCGACACCTGAGTCAATGTCGAGTTGGAGAGTGTGTTGCGCTGTGCGCTTGAGATCGTTTTTACCCGGACCCAAAGCACGCCATGAACGCATCCATTTTTGGATACCGCCATTGTCCGAGTAATCATCCAAGTCAAACGCATAGATGTTGCCGTTTTCAAAGTCGCCCACCACAATTTCATGGTTGAACGCCATCTGACAATTACTACGGTGACGAGTGAACGCGCCATTGGTCCAACCAGCACGTTCGTGCCAAGCCTGAGTCGCCAAGTCATACACCCATGTGGTGTTGGCGGTTGGAAAGATCAACACGTAAAAGCTGTGACCATCCTGTTGATATGTGTAAGCAACAGCATCTGACAAGTCAGCGTATTGCTGGATTTGCCATTCAACAGCATGAGTCGAAATGCGCTCACCAGCGTAACCGTTGGCGCGGTAGACGATGCCTTGACCACGACGATCACGACCTAGCCAAAACAAACCGTTGTCCACTTTGGCAACAGAAAACGCAGCAGCCAATCCCAATTCGTTGAAAGCGCCTTGAATACGCTGGAGAGGAAAGTCTGACGCGCCTGTGTCATACCAAACTTCAATCGAGTTTGTACCAAAGGCCCAGATTTCACGGAAGTTTGACGACACCGCCAACAATCCGTCAGGAGCGCCTTCGGTGCTGGCAAAATCCAGCGGATCAATGGATGTGCCATCAAGCAACTGAGTGACCCACATCTTTTGACTGTTTGGTTCATTGAACACAAAATAGCCATCCAAATACGCCACAGTCAACGCACCGGGAAAATCAGCATCGGTAATTTGACCAAAGGCGTTGGTGTCTTTGTTGTAGATGTAACTGGGTCCACCGCAAGCAATGAACAATTGAGTCCCGTTGTCAGCCATGCTGACAGGACCAGTACCTGACACGTTGCCGATTTTGGTGGCTGTGTAGGAGTTGTCGATTTTGTACAACTCTGTACCTGACACCACGAATCCAGTTCCGTCATCGTTTGAGAAAGCCCACAGACCACGGATAGGACCAAAACCTACGGTTGCTAGTTTGCGAAGGCCCGGGGCACGTTGTAGAAACGCAGCCTCTTTACCTTCGGACAACACCTCGGCAAAAAGATTGACCATACGGGCGTCCGCAGCATTGACGCTACGGGCCACATAAGATTGACCGAGGATGGGCGTCTTCATCAGTAGTTACCAGCGTAGATGTTGAAGCGTTGACGGTTTGCAACCAGTGCGTAAGGCAGCGCCATCACATCGTCTGGGTTGTTGATGCGCTTCAGGTCACGCTTGGCTGTCATAGCGATACGCTTGACTTGAGTAGATGGTTCAACACCAAACTCAGGTGCGATTTCCATTGCCAAGTTATATGTGAAAGCACGCAGATAACCGGGCGGGAAATACAGCGGAGTCGCCAAATCAGCAGGAACATCAAGTTCCTGCACTGACACAAAGTGCCACTCCAAGTCCTGTGTAGGACGAGGATAAATGTACATCTCAGCGTCAGGATACGTCATGTTGACAAATATCACCTGAGGATACGTGGATGTCACGGTTTTAACCGCGATACCGTTGTACTGCTGTTGGTTGATGAACTTGATGCCATACGACACACCATTGGGCGCTTTGAAGTACGTAGCATCGTCAAACAAAACGGGGCGCAGGCCCACAAAATCACCAGATGGACCAAGGGTGCGTTTGATCTCACCAGACGGCCATGTGAAGATTTGATCTTGGGTAGAGAAGACTGATAGGCGCTCAATGTTCCACGACTCAATCATCTGATTGAGCGCCATCAATGAATCTTGAGCAACTGAAGCAGACGCCGTTTCACCTTCGGCAAGCACGCCGAGCAGACGAAGTGCTCGATTGATTTGATCGCCAGCGGTGTACGTTGTCATACTTAGACTCCTTCGGGTACAGGCTCAGTCGTTACTTCGACTTTGCGGGTGTATTTGCGTTTAACCCCGAGTGCGTTCACGGGAGCCGCTTCTTCGGACTCCGAAGGCGTGTCTGGATTGTATCGCGTCCAGCCGTTTTTTTCATCAGCTTCTGCTTCAATATCCATCGTTGCCACTTTAGCGCCGTGGATGGGGTGTGTTAAGTAGATGACCATAATTTAGAAATGGGGCCGAAGCCCCATTTAGTTAGGCTGCGCCGTGGATGACGCAAAAGTTAATCACAACAGCTTCAGACAGTGTACCGCCCGAAATATTTCGAAGTGTGATGCTGACAGAACCAGAAGCCAATGAATTGGCAAATGCGTTGTATGAACCAGCAGTCGCTTGACCACCAGAAATTGTCAAAATCACAGTGTCGTTTGCGCTGATTGTGCTGTTGTTCAAAGTGAACGTAGCGTTAGTGGCAGTTGCCAAAGACGCAGCGTTCATTGTGATACGACCCATAGACTTGTTCAGCGTGACCGCTGTTGACTTGTCTGTAGCTTGAGTCACAGTACCTTGAGCAGCAGTAGCGTATCCGATTTCCTCGGTTGCGTACATTGTGCTGAACTCAGGGTCCAGATATGCAACGCCAGTAGCTTTGGTATTCGACATGATTTTTCCTTAAAAATGGGACCCGAAGGTCCCATTCAGGTTTAGGCCAAGCGGTATGCAGTCCAAGCGCCGTCGCCGGTCTTGCGTGCACGCCATGTGGATGAAGTCACTGCTGAAACAGCAGCCACGCCAACCAAAGTCCAACCTGTACCAGCAGTCAACGTGGCAGCGTTAG